TGGATTTTCACAAAAGCAATGTTCTCTCGATACAGATGCTCAATGTCTAGTTTTGCGGCAATGTCGTAGACAGGGTCATCGTCAGCATCTTTGCCGCTTCTGCGCTCATGGTTTCCTGTGACAAGGCATAGAATACGGTCACGAACAGGCTCAAGAATCCGAGCCATCTCTTTCTTTTGCTGACTCGGCGGCATGGTTGCCTTGAATGGGTTTGTAACGCTTGAGCGCGTTCCATTGTCAATCAGGTCGCCGCCGAGAATCAGATATACATTTGGGGTCTGGGCAACAGTACCAATGAACTTGATGAACTCTTGCTCCATGCACTCAGGCGACCCCAAATGCACATCTGAGATGGGGATGATTGTGATGTCGTGACCGCCTAGAAACTTGTGCTGAATAAGCTCAAAGTCAGAAAGCGTCTTGAATCACTCCCTACGCTCAAGGTCATCGATTCGCTTGTTCGCAACCTTGATTTTTTCTTCGGTAACGGAGACTCGCTCCTCAAGCTTGAATGTCCGCTCGATAAGGCTGTTGTGCTTTTGCGTCTCCTGTCTGAGCGTTGAAACCTCTTGCTTGATTACGCCGATTTCACCGTGAATTGCTGTATCAGCGACCTCGCTCTGTTTCTCTAGTTTAGAGATAATGCCGCTGTTTGAGACGAGCGCAATCACTATCTGCCCAGCTAAAGCAATCAGAGCGACAATAATTGCGTCTGACATGTCGCGCCCTCCTACTTGTCTTTGTTGTACTGCGCGGTGCTGATACCGAGAAGAGCGCCGAGAAGCGTACACACGACAGCTGCGGTCTTGGCAATCTGGTCTGCATAAGGCCAGCCCCAAACTGCCGCAAGGCCGACATAAGCGGTTGCGAGGGCAGGAATTACAATCATCGTAATCCACTTCAAAATGTCGTAAAGCTTATCAGGCAACATCATAGCGTTATCCTCCTTAACACTTTTTCATATCTTCGCAGAACTCGAAGAGCTTTTTGAAAAACTTGTCAGACTTGTAGCCTGTGATTTCGTCCCAATAACCGTTATACTGCATGACGGCTTGGAGAATCATGATACTAGCGTCTGGCTTAAAAGTCTGAGCAACAGGGTCTTTTGCAGGAACGGGTTTTGCTTCGATAATGCGTTTCATCCTGTCCGACATGACTTCATCAACATCAACTCTGCCATAGTAGCTAGGGAACGAGCCTTTGTCTGTCTTCTGCCATAAGTCGCAGTAGATAACTGGCTTTTGCCCATAGTGTGCCACCCAGAGCGTATAGTCTTTGAAGTCTTGCGTGGAAAGACGAGCAAACGCATTGTACTCTGAGCCGTAGATACCAGCCCTATATCCTGCGTTCGTGACTGTTTTTACAAAAGCCATGACAGTCTCTTTAAGCTGTTCCCTTGGCAGCTGCATTTGCTCATTCGTTTCAATGTCCATGTAAATGCCAAGAGGGAGCCTACGCCCTCGAAGAATCGTGAGTGCGTTTATTGCTTCTTCCGTTGCTACGGATGCATTTGTCGCATGAGAATAAACATACGCTCCGACAGGGATGCCGTTAGCTTCTGCCGCCGCATAAAACTTGTCAAAACTAGGGTCAGCAAGAGTTCGCCCCTCAGACAGTTTCAGAATCGCAAATCGATACTCGCTGTCTTTTAAGAGCGAGAGGTCAAGCCCCTCTTGATAGTGCGAAATATCAATGCCTGTTATGTTTATCACTTCCCTCCACAAGACGGATGATTGCAAGAGCAAGAATCAAACCGAACGCTGTTCCATAGCAAAAAGCGCCGATGGCAAGATGTATCTCAACGGTATGCAACCACCACATCAGTCTTCCTCCAATAAGCCAGAGTAGGCTTTCTCGTCATCGTCATTCATCGTGCGAAAATCTCTAGTGGAACAAGGTATGTGTTATTTGCTGAACCGTTATCTTCTGCTTGCGTAAATGTGATTCCTGTTGACGCGATTGTGGCGGATCTCTGTCTTGATTTGAAACCGCTTAGATAAAAACTATAAAAGGCATAGAGGTAGTCACCGACCCGCGCATAAAAATAGAAAACGCCCTTGGTCGGGTCTGAATCCGCTCTAGCGAATTTAATCATCACTTCGGTATACGAACTCAAATCAATTTGCACGGTTTGCGCGGCGAAAGAAGTGCTAGTGCTAGTATTTGTCCAGACTGATGTCCATCTTTTGCTGCGAATTGTCCCACTTGCCATAACTTATTCCTCCGTTTCGGGTTCGGGCGGTTCGGGTTCGGGACGAGGAATACGGTCATCTACGCAACTATCACGCACGACACCGCGCATGTCAACGACCATGCACTCCACAAAGTCAATGGTCGCATCGTGACCGTAGCCATAAGCGCCAAGATAGGCATGATAACCCTGTCTTGCGGCATCAAGGCTGTCATGCACGACAACGCCCTTGGTATACACTCCGTTCTTGCGGTGAATCTGAACGAGGAAAAACTTTTCTTCAAACATGATAGAACCCTCCATCAATTATTTTTCTTGACCAGAACGATGTTCGCAGTCGTTGCCGCTGTGCAAGTGCCATTCAGCACCAGACTGCCGCTTGCCGTTGTCCATGTGACATCTGTCGTGATTGCAGACGGATTGGCAAAAACGCACTCAGCGAGAACATGGTCTGCGGTGATTTTTGCATTGCTGATTGATGCGATGTCCCCAGTCGTTGCGGCAACCGCTACACTTGTGAAGTAAAGCGCACCGCCTAGCTCTTCTTTGACATCATTTGCGAGTTTCGCCATCGTGATAGAGCCGTCAGAAATCTCGCCCTCCCACGCTTGTGCGATTGCATCCAGAAGTTCAGCAAGGGCTTCTTCGTACTGCGCAGCAATCATGCTCGTGTCTGCGGTGACAGTTTCGGTGACGATTCCGCACACGGTAGAATCCATGCGTTCATCGGTGATATTCAGCGAAGTAAGCGAAGTAGTGCCAGCAGGAATAGAGACTTGCGCAAGCGAAATCTGCCGTGTCGTGCTGTTGTTGGTCAGCGCAGGAGCAGTCGCCGAGGAACTGTCCGTGCCTTTCAGCACTTTCAGTTCGGGCTTGTCTGCATAGTCCGTTGTCTTCCACTCGACAATGATACGGTCAATGCGGTCAAGTGTACCAGTCACTTCGGCGGCATCAATCGCCAGCTCGACAGCGGAACTGAACCACCAGCAAATGCCGTTGCCGCCAGCGTCCGTGATCCAGCCGATGCCGGGAGCAACGGAAACCGCCATGCTGTTTTGAACGGCGGTAACGGCGGCATTGCCAGCGCCGCCATAGACACCGCTCGTTCTGCCGTGATGCCAACGCATTACCTCTTCAGCGCCGATATACTCGTCCGAGTTGTTTGGGTAACTATTAATTATTGCCATTCAATTTCATCTCCCCCAATGCGGTCAGAATTGGGTCACCAAGCTGCACCGCTGTTTGTTCGCCAGAAACATCCATCGTATAAGTCACGCCTGTGATTCTAGCGTTGAATCGGACACCGAAGCGCACCGAGGAGCAAGCAACGATGTCGCCTATGTTGTATAAGACACCAAGCTCAGACGCATCAACTACAACCGAAAACGATTGGCGATTGATGTGCTTTCCAAGCTCAAGTTGAGCATAAGACTCCGCGCGTTTCCTCGCTGCGGTGTCGGTTTCACCGTCCTCTTGCGTGACAGAAGAAGAAAGCCAAAGCTCAAAGCGGTTGTCTCCTGTGGCAGAGCCAACAGTTGCAAGCATTTCGGTATTGTCTTTCTTCTTCCATGTAACATAAGCGACATTCTTAAATGTGCTTGCGTCTTCGTTAATGACGAGGTTCGTGCATGTGCCTTGTTCCTCTGCAAAGTTGACAGCATGGATTCCGCTTGTTAAATCATTGCCCGTGAAGATTTCAAACTCCCAAGACAGCGTTGACGGATTCCAGTTCATGCGTCTGCCAAGAGCGCCGTATTCCAACACAGGCTTGACGGCATCTAGAACTCCTTTGCCATAGATAACACTTTCATCCTCGTCCGTTGTCTCTGGGTCATCTGGCTGGAACACTTCGGTCAATCCTTTTACGGCGGCTGTCGAAATCTTGCTCAGTCCGCGAAGATTGCTGTTGATGATTCCATAAACGCCAGTCTCAATGACCTTGACTTGTGCTTTCGATGCAACAACGCGCTTGTTCAGCAAGTAATCGGAGGTGTAACCGTTGACTGTGATTCTGTTCTCTGTCGTATCGCATTTGACATTGACGATGATGTAGGTCGCTTCGTGGTCGGTGTCGTAGATGATATAGTTCTTTTTCAGCGCTGTGATGTTGTAATCATTTGCCGCCACTACAAGCTGAACTTTTCCAATGTCGTTATAGAACAGCGACATTTGAATTGAGATGGCGTGAGTGATTTCATAGCGCGTAGAGAAATCGGACGGATAAACCTCTAAGCTCATAACGCAATACCTACAACTTCCGTGGCAAAGTCAATATCGACTTGCAAGTTCTCCTTGCCGCTTGTTGCTTCTGGCTTAATGACATTGTCGCCAACATCAAGCCGATAGAAGCTCGATGACAAATCAAGCGCTCCTCTGCACTCGCCATCAACGCTAGAATTGACATACGTTCGTTCATGCGTGATTTCAACGACAACTTTCTCGCCAGCAACAAGGGTTTTGTTCAATAGCAGATACTTGTTCGTAGCAGCATCAATCAGCTTCGGATTCTGTACTTCCGCAAGCGCCTTGAATGTAACCGTATACGGTATCGGAATTTGCCCATCGTTTTTGACATTAATGAACAAGGCGCTGATAACCTCACCGTATCGATATGCGCGCGAGATGTTCCAAGGGAATCTAAAGCGTTTTGCTACACCATTCAAAGTAGCTGATGCGCTATCATCTCTTTGCCAGTATGGATATGCCGCGAGAAGCGAGAACTGAAACGCCGCAAACTGCGGTCGCGGTTCAATCGTAGGAGTTGCAGACGGTCTTACTTCAAGATAGTAGTCATCTGCGTACAGCCGAGCGGAAAGGTCAGGTCGAACAACGGAAAGCAGTTTGTTCTTGTTTTCCGCTTGAAAACTGCCGACAAGCTTGCCAGTAATAGTGACTGGACGGCTTTGAACGTTCGATGACTGCACAGTAGAACCGACCTGATTAATACCTTGCGCTTCGTTATGCTTTACAGTCAGCGTGTCGATGCCTTTCGGCTTGTCGATGACAAAGCCGTAGTCATACTCAAAAACGATGCTTGCACCGTTCTCGTTGATGTAGGTGAACGTTTTTGAAAGATTTCTGAAACTCATGCCAGCGCCCACCTCGCTTGTTCAAAGTATGCCGCAGTAGCCGCCGCAACTTCAACTGGAGATTGCGGCCTCGTCTCGATGTACTGGTTAATTGTCACGCCGTTGTCGTTGCTCTGACCGCGCCGCCATTCGTCAGCTTCACGCGCCGTCAATACGGCTTCGCCTTTATGGAGAATCGCAGGAAATCCATTTGCAGGAACGTAATCCATGCCGATTGCGTAATAGTCGCCGCCAGTACGATTTACGTTGACAGTAACGTCTCTGTTGCCAAACAGGCTGTTCCAAAGACCGTTAAACCACGACACCAAGCCAGACCACGCATTTTGAATACCTTGCTCGATTTTGTCAACGACTTTTTGACCGACATTGACAAACTCCTCGACCTTTGCTTCGGCAGGAGAGATAATGTTCTCATGAATCCATTGCCCAACAAGCGGAAGAAGCTTTTCAAAGCCTTGCTGGATTCCCTCAAGCAAAGCACCGAGCAAGGAAATACCAAGAGAAAGAATGTCAGGCAAGTGTTCGAGGACAAAAGAGACGGCTTGCGTAAGAAGCTCTGGCAGTTTTGTCGAGAGAGAAGCGCCAATATTGGCGAGAACTGTTTCTACAACAGGAAGAATGTTTCCTGCCGCAGTTTCAATCGACTCAAACAGTTGATTCGTCAGCTCATCGATGTCTGCGTTATCGTCTGCAAGTCCAGTTATCCAGTTTTGATATGCGGCTTTTGCGGAATTGATACTGCCCTCAATGGTTGAGCTTGCTTCTTTCGCGGTCGTGCCTGTGATGCCCATATTCTCTTGCACGATATGAATTGCATCAACAATATCGGCATAGGACATCGTAAGGTCACCGTTTTTATCGCGTTGTGCTTTGAAGCTCTTGTTCAGCTTCTCAGCGTCTGTGATAAGGCGCTCCATCTCGGTCTTTGTGCCGCCATATCCGAGCTTGAGGTTGTCGAGCATGGTATAGTTGCTTTTCGCAAAGCCCTGATACGCATTCTGAATCGCTGACATGTCCGTTCCCATTTTGTTTGCATTGTCAGACATATCTCTGACCGCCATGTCAGCGTATTGTGCGGCAGCTTCGGTATCGCCGCCGAGTGACTGAAGCAAAGACGCAGAAAAGCTTGTGACCGTCTCCATGTATTCGTTCGCGGAGAGTCCAGCCGTCTTGAACGCTTGAGAAGCATTCTTCAAAACTGCAACTTGCGCATCGCCGAAAAGCGTCTCAACGCCGCCAACAAGCTGCTCATAATTCTTGTATGCATTAACAGATTGCTTCGTCAATGCAACTATAGCGCCACTCGCGGCAGTAACAGCCGCCGCGCCAGCTTTCGCAGCTGCACCCAGACCGCTTTTGAGAAGACCACTGAGATTATTGACTTTTCCCTTTGTTTCTGAAACGCCTTTGTCAAATTGCTTGGTGTCCAGAGTCAAAAGGGCTTCGAGTGTAAATGCTGTTGCCATTAGTCACCACCTAGCTTTATCAGCTTTTCCTTTATGTTGCTGATAATCTCATCAGCGGTTCTCGTCTCAACTGGTTCAGGCTTAATGAAATCGTAGTATCTCTGGTCGATTCTGCCTATCAGTTTGAGACTGTCTGTGACATAGATGCGGTACGCATCGTCACGCGCTGCTTGCTTAAACCGTGCAATAACGTACCGCATGAAGTCTTTTACTGTTTTTCTGCCCCTGTACTCGCCGTAGCAGAGCCAGAAGAGGTCTTGTCTGTCTGACTCTGCGATTGAAAAAGGCTCATGAGCGCGGTGTCGTTCAGAATCTCAAGCGCCTTTGCAGGAAGAGACAAGATGTTCGGTTCGTAGGTATCAGGGTTCTCGCCCTCTGTGATAGCAAGAATCGTGATGACCGCTTTTTTGTGCTTCTTGATTGCGCATGAGATAGCTCGGACTCTGTTGTCGCCCTTGAAGAGTCGGACAACCTCTTTGTCAGAGACAATTTCTGCAACAGGCTCAAGCACATCGGCAAGAGCGTCAAGAGCCTTTTCGCCTTTCATGTCAGACAGTTTCATAAATGACCTCCGTTAATTAATCAGGGTCGATGGAGTAGAACACCATCGGAACTACGGACTGTGCGCTGATGGAGACATGACCAGTCAGTTCGATGCTGACCTGACCTTTGCCGTTTTTCGTGGTCTGAAGCGAGAAGCCGCCAGTAGACAGCGCGTTCTTCAGCTGAATCGCGACACAACCGCCGTTCGCCTTGTCGCCGACCCACCAGATGTCAGAGAAGTCGGTCTGAGCAAGGTCGCGGCGCGGCTTAATCATGCTAGTATTAGTCCCATCAATGTCAGCTGCACCGAGCGCAAGCTTGATGAGTTCAGGGGAAGTGCCAAGGCCAGTCGTGGCGATTTTGCAGTCCCAGCCGTCCAAATGCTTGAACTCTTTCATGTTCATAGGAACATTGTCAACATCCTCGCCGAAGTCCGAATAGGTCGGAATGCATTGAGGATTGATGCCGCCAGTCGTAGCGCAGATGATGTCTGCATCGGCAGGAGCGGCTGGCTGGGCAGGATTGAAAGTTTTCAGAAGTACACCAGCGTCCATCTGAAGCGCGTCAAAGGCATCAGACGGAATAACCGTGAACATACCCATGTCTATTCTCCTTTATGTAGCGGTCAGATAGTCCGCTATGTAGTTAATTGTGATTCGTCTTATGCTGTCATTGCTCTCGACAGGGAAACGCTGTGCAAACGGAGAGCCGAGCTTGAGCCAGACATAGCCGTTATCAATTCTGACAACTTTGCCGCCATAGCCGATGTCATCGGCAATAGCGTCTGCAAGCTCGGTAATCCGTTCCCATGAAGTTGACTTGTCCCATAAAGAAGCAGTAAGAGCAACCTCATTATCGAAGTTGCTCGTTGCTGTCTCATATGTAATGTATGGGAAGTCTATATTGAGGTCGTTGAGCGTGTCTTCATCGTATGCGCTCTGCTCATCGATTGCTGGAACTTCAAACGAGTTCCAGAACTCATACAAGGCTTGCGCTTTATCCATTCGGCAGCTCCCATTCCTCCGCTGACACTTGACGCATGTTCAAGGTAGCGCTCGATGGCGTTTTCTTGTCATCGCCGTCAGAGGTGACTCGGAAAACCTTGTTGTCGGACTTTCGCTTTACAACATCATGATACTGAAGATTGATGTTCTTCAAAGTCGTAATGGTGTAAAGGCTGGTCACGCCCTGAACATCTGCGATTCTCGCTTGAATAGACGAGTCAAATGTAGCAGCTGCTTGAAACTCAGCGCCCTCTTGCCAGACGGAATAATAGCCGCCGTAGCCGTCAGGAGTCGTGATTTTATCGAGCATCACGAACGTTTCCATTGCAGAATCGAGTAAGCTCATAGAATCTTCCTCCACTTGTTTAGGCGGCTTGCATAAACATCTTGCCAGCTGTTGCCAGAGGATGCCTTGCCGCTCGAAGAGCCGCCGTTGCCTTTGCTGTATGAGTAGCCGCCAAAGCTTTCAGAGTTGAACGTAGAC